AAGGGGTGGCGTAGTTTTGGGATTTCGTATGTATTTCCATACCAATTTTGGATAGCCGACTTCTCAGTTGATCGTTGCTGTAAACATTGAACTTGTTGGGTATTTGATTATGGGGGTTTTGGATAAAAAATCTAACAACCCGTTCAATGAAGCAAGACTTGGTGAGCTTTTCACTTTTAGATTCATAAAAGGCTAGGGCCCCATCGATGGCGTTATAACACTTGTCAGAGATTTTCAAGGCAATGTCCCTTTTGAATTCGTTGTCTCTCGCTACGTTTTCGGGGCCGATGTTAATATTTGTGGTTGAAGTGGGCTGCACGTTAGATTCGTCATTAATGAGCTGATCGATTTCATTGACGGCAGCGTCGGCGTTGGTTTGTTCTTTTGTGTTGTTCATATCAAATTGTTCTTTAAGTGTGTCAGGTATCGTGATCCCGTTTTGCAGTCCGTTTTCTGCTTGCTGCTTCAACTCTTTCTGCAGTCGTTTTTGCTGTTTTTTACTCAAGCGTCTGTGAGGGTTTGCGGAGCTGTTTTCGTAAACTTGACTGTATTCGTGGTCTGACAAGCCATGCCAAATTTCTGGGGGTGGGAGTTCATCTTCCATCAGTATGCCCTTTCTCCTCCTCTAGTCCAGAGGTCATCGTTGTGGATATCAGCTTTAAGCTGTTGCGCTCTGCGCTTCATCCATTGTTTCATCTTGGGTGATATGGTCCAGACTTTTTCGACTGGGACCTCGAACTTGGTTGGTTTGGCAAACTCAATCTTCATAACTCAATTCAATTACATTTCAGGGAAAGCGTCAACAAGAAAATTCGCAATTCCTCCATCATACATTTTGTTGACAAGCTTGATCTTTCGGTGAAAGCTGTATTCCGCGATCACATCCCACTCTTCCTCTGTGGTGGCGCAGTCGCACAGCCAGTCCTCTAGTCTCTTGTTGATTTCATCCATAGTGATTTTAGTAAGTGCTGCGCTCATCTTATGCGTCCCAGCTAAAAGGTTGAGCCTTGGTGCTGCGCTTGTATGGCTTAGCGAGGTGAGCCTTGCGAGCTGCGTTCTTCTCTTCTTCTTCCTTGCGAAGCAGTCCGTTCATGTGCGCGTTGTGAGCGGCGAACTCCTTGCGGATCTCAGTCAGTGTTCCGTTAACTTTCATACTTATAAAGTAGTCGAATCCGTCAACGATTGCAAGAAAAAGTTTTAATTATTTTTAATCTGCCTACCCCTCCCCCCATTGCCTACAGCAGCTGGTGTGCCAAGACTCCCCCCTTTTTCTAAAATATTTTCGGGATTGACTTTTGCTAAATAGGTGGGGGGACATTTTCTTCAATATGTAATTCATTTTTAGGCAAACTAAACCCATCTCAAATAATAAAAACCCATACCCCTCCCCCATTTAATAAAAATTAACAAGATTAATAAAAAATAAAAATAAATAAAGAACAAAAAAAAATAAACAAGCGTCCTGAAATAGGTGAAAAAAGATAAATATTATTTGACAGCCGCCGACATATTTAGTATTATATAAACGATGGACTATTTAATGGTATACCTAGACGAGAACCGGGAAAAACGAGCTGCGATTCCTGATGATGAAGGAGTGTATTACAATTCGGTTGATTTCGATGAGTATACTGAAGACATGTCTGCAACAGAAGTGGTGGTATTACAGTCTGAAGATTTCTACAATAAAGTTAGGGACCCTGATGCTGATGGTAAGTTTTTTACATGTAAATTTGCGGGTAGGTACGTATCTAACATGAAAGTGTGTGATAGTATAGAAGATATAGGATTTACTACATTTTTTACTACTGTTATTAATGAGCATATAAAATATGAAGAATGAAAATAGGAGTATTATTTTCTGCTTATAATTGCGCATCATACATTGATAAATGCTTGGAGCCGTGGTTAAAATTAAAAAAAGAACTTAATTTAGTACTGGCGGCAACTAATGGCCGGTACATATTATCTCCTGAAGAACCTGAAGACATGAAAGGTTCTCATTCTTTACTAAAATTATTAGGTAAAGATTTAGATTTTTTATTACATTCTTGTGGTCAAAACAGGTGGACCGAAGAACAAGGGCGTAATTACATGTTGAATTATGTATTAGATCAAAAAGTTGATTTAATTTGGGTTATTGATTGTGATGAAATATACACAGAAAAAGATATACGCAATATCTTGTCTTATATCAAGGAAAACCCTAATCCTGATTGTTATAGATTGTATTTTAAAAATTACTGTGTGAAATATCCGTATTGGATTGATGATGATTTTAATAAGTTTTGTATATATTGGACACAAAGAAGAGGCGGCGTAAAACAATTTTACTTTGACTGTGATTTAAAATATCAAAATGGAGATCTTGTGCATAAATTACAGCCTCAAAACTATCATTTAATTGAAAAAAACACAGCATTCATAAATCACTATTCTTGGATACAAGATGATCCGAGGACAAAAGATAAAATACACAATCAAAATATAAAATATGCTGGCGAACAAGATGCTAAATGTGGTTATTTATTTGATTCGAAAGATAATTTAATAATAAACAAAACATTTTTTGAAAAAAGAAACGCAAAATTACCTCATCTTCATAAAACTTTAATTTCTGAATTAAATATATGTGATGTTAAATATGATGTTGCCGACAATATAATACGTTTGTCTTCAATCACTGACCTAGATAATTATGTAATAAATATTTTAGACAATAAAAATAATTTAGTTTATTCTTGTGTTGCTGATTTATATATGAATTATTTTATAGGTCCCACTAGAGATTTAAGAATTGAAAATTATTTCATAATTGAATTCATAAAAGATAACAATATATTAAAAAAAGAAGAAATACATGTGAACTTCAATAATTATTAATATGAATTATTTTATAACACATTGTGATAAAAAATACATAAAATATGCTGAAAGATTATTTAAATCTTTAGAAAGATATTCTAATTGTAAGGTTTTATTTTTTTCTGTTGATTTTGATTATAAAAATCGTTTTAAAAATGTAATTAATGTAAAATTTAATACCGCTGAAGCTTTTGGTGCTGAAGAAAACGATTTCACCGGTTCTTTCGACGAAAATTGTAAATCTTTCCACGTATTTATAAAGCCATTGCTAATAAAAAACATTTTAGAAGGAAAATTACTAAAAATATCCGATGAAGATAATTTTTGTTACTTAGATTCAGATTGTTTTGCGCGAAAATACTGTGATAATATATTTTTAAACGCAGAAAGGATTGTAAGTCACCCATTGCTGAATGTCGCATGTCAAGAATTCATGATGATGTCTGATGGTAGGGGTAATCCTTTTGCAAATGGAGATATGGATTTGAATTTATCCTTAGAAGCTCCATTAATGCATAAACTAGGAATAAATATAAATTTAAGAACTAACACATATTTACAAACTGGAGTATTTTTATTTAATATAAAATGTTATAATTTTTTGTTAGAATGGTTTAATTTATGTTTTAGTGATTTAATTATCAATGATTGGCAGCATTTTGCGCCATTTCATGAGGAAACTGTAATCAATTGTCTTCTATGGAGAGATAAAGTTAAAGATAACTTAAAACAAACTTTAATAAATGTAATCGAAGGAGGACAGGATGAGTTGCAGTTAATGGTTGATAAATTAAAAAATCCTGAGTCACAGTTAGAAAGGCTAACAACTTTTTGTGTCGTCCCTGCAAAACAAGACATTGATAACCTTTACTTCTACCATAGAAGAGTAACAAACTCTGTTTACAAATTTTTAACAAAAGAAATGAAGCAATACTTTTTATTAGTTCACTCGCCGTCTTTGGGGGATACTTTAGCAGCAACCCCAACATTAAGAAAACTTTCTAAATCCTACGATAGTTTGATAAATGTTGTAACATACAACAAAGAAATATTTAAAAATAATAAATATGTTTCTAAACTTTATTCTTTTGAAGAGTATAATAGCCTTAAATCATCTGTAAAAGGCTCTCATGAGGTTTTTGAGACGTTTTTGGGTATAGGAGATAAAAATGAGCGGGGAATAGAAAAGAAACACGCTACAATCGATATAAGACAATTCCACGCTTTGGATTTAGGTTTTTGTTTATCTGATAAAGATATGGAATATGATTTTTTCGCAGATGAATACCAACCAATACAAGGCTTACCCGAGAACTATATAGTTTTACATGTAGGATCTACATGGCCTTCTAGAACTTACTCTAAAGAAAATTGGCAGCAATTAATAAAATTATTAAATCAATCTCAAATACCTGTAGTTTTAGTTGGAAAAAATGATCATGAAACAGGTTTTTACGACATAGATAAAAAAACAATTAACTTAAATATTAATTTAGGTTTAGATTTAACAAATCAGTTAACTTTATCTCAGTGTTGGCATGTTATTAACAAGTCTAATTGTTTAATTACTATGGATTCTGGTTTATTGCATATAGCTGGAACAACAGATACTTTTATTGTTCAATTAGGTTCTTCTTTAAATAATAAATTAAGAGCTCCTTACAGAAATGGATCGCAAGATTATAAATATAAATATATAAGTGGACCTTGTGACATTTTTTGCGCTTCTGATATAAAATACGGAATCAAAGAGTGGGGCACTATTCAAGGTGTACCCCCTTTAATAAACTGTTTAGAAGGTAAAGATTCTTTTGAGTGTCATCCAGATCCCGTAAAAGTTCATCAGTTTGTAGAAAAAAAATATAACACCAACAATATAACTCTCAAAAAGAAAATATTATTTTTAGCCCCTCACTTGTCCACTGGTGGATCTCCAGCTTATTTAAAATGGTTAATAGAGAAAAAAATAAACGAAGGGCATGAAGTTGCGGTGGTAGAATATTGTTACTATGGAAATTATGTGGTTCAAAGAAACCAAATAGAAAAAATCGTGGGACCGCAATGCTTTTATAGTTTCGGAAGATTAAACGATTCTGATGAATCTTACCAAAAAAGAACCGTCGAATTGATAAAACATATTAATTTATTTAATCCAGATGAAATTCACTTGAACGAAATAGCTGAAGTATTTTCTTTGAAAGTTTTAACTGATGAATTAAAAGAATTTTTATATAGCCCTGATCGCAAGTTTAAAATATTTGAAACTTGTCATAATTCCACATTTGATTTTAATAATAAAGTTTTAATTCCAGATGAATTTCATTTTTGCTCACCATTTCATCTTAAGCTTTCAGAGCATTTAAATATTCCTAAAAAAATTGTAGAAATGGAAATTCCTAAAAAGCAGCGTCCAGAAAGAACGGCGGCTTTAAATAAATTAGGTTTATCTCCAGATTATTTTCATGTTCTTAACGTCGGTTTATTTATGGTAAATAAAAATCAAAAATATTTATTTACTTTAGCTGAAAAATTAAAAGATAGAAAAATTAAATTTCATTTCATAGGCAATACATGTTTTTTAAATGATTGCGGTATACCGGAAAATTTATTGAGCCTTGATAGCTGCGTAATCCATGGAGAAAAAGATAATGTTGATGAATACATGGCTGCAATGGATTTATTCGCGTTTCCTTCGTTATTAGAGCTTAATCCAATTTCTCTTAAAGAGGCTTTAAGCTGGGGTATGAAAACTTTCTTAAATAAGTTGGACGTGTACTCTGATTATTTTGATGATAATGATTTAGTTACATATATTAAAAACGATAATTTATATAAATATTTAGAATCTATGACAAAGTTAACCTCAGACATCCATTCAGAAGATAATAACAAAATTACACATAGTTTTGAAAATACGATTGGTAAAGTTGAAATACTTGGTTCTGATAATTTTAATTATTTAGTTAAGTTTTTTAACAGCGAAGGGCAGGTTAGTTTTAAAGACAAAATAACTAACAATATGTGGTCAAAGGGTTTAGTGGGTGCTTGTGGGCGAGTCGAGATAACTAACTTATCAAATTTCAAAAAGACAACTTTATATTTTGAAAACAAAAAAGACTCTGACATAAATATAATTAATGAATCTGGCGCTTTAGGAGATTGTTTGGGGTGGACTCCTGTGGTAAATCAATATGCACTAAACAAAAATAAAAAGGTAAACTTTTATACACCTCACAAACATTTATTTGATAAAGATGAATATTCCATGATTGATTTTATTGATTATTCAAGTAAAGATCAAATCAAAGAAAATGAAACAACGATCAAGGTGGGTTGTTTTAAAAAAGAAAATCTTTCTGTTCCGTTACAGAAATTAGCTGCGGATATACTGGAGGTAGATGAAAAAAGCATAACGCATAAAAAGCCATTATTAAATAAAACTTATTTTAAAGACAGTCCGTTTGAAAAAAAATACGTTTGCATAGCAACACAATCAACAGCTCAACTTAAATATTGGAATAATCCAGAAGGTTGGAATAAAACTGTAGACTATTTAAAAACTTTAGGTTACGAAGTTGTTTGTGTCGATAGGTACTCAAGTTACGGTAATGAGCAGAAAATGAATTTCATTCCAAAAAATGCTCTACATTATCCCGGCAAGTCCATGGCAGATATAATCAATTGTTTGCATCATTCTGAATTTATGATTGGTTTGAGTTCTGGTTTATCTTGGTTAGCGTGGGCTTGCGAAAAACCAGTTGTTATGATTTGTGGGTTTTTGAAACCTGAGTATCATTTTGATACGCCATATTATGTTCAAAATACAAATGTCTGCAATAATTGCTGGCACGATCCAAAACATTCGTTTGATTCTTCAAATTGGATGTGGTGCCCAGAAAATAAAAACTTTGAATGCTCTAGTAAAATTTCTTTTGAAATAGTGAAAGAAAATATAGATAATTTAATACAAGATCATAATTTATGAAAATAGAAGTTTCAAACGGAGAAATCTTAGATAAAATTACAATTTTGAGGTTAAAGTTAGAGCATATATATGATAAAGATAAAAGAGCTAATATTATAAAAGAATATGATTTTTTAAAGGAGGCTTCTGAGGAGATTAATTATTCAGATAATTTATATCATGAATTGTATTTAGTTAATAAAGCTCTATGGAAAATTGAGGATGAAATTAGAAACAAAGAAAGAAGTAAAGAATTCGATCAAGAATTTATTGATTTAGCGCGATCTGTTTATTTCACAAATGACAAACGTTCTGAAATTAAAAAACAAATAAATTTAGAAAGTAAATCTGAATTTGTTGAAGAAAAGTCATATAAAGATTATGAGTGAAAAAGAGTTATCTTCATACGGTTTTGTGGAAAATGAAATGTTTGAATTAAATCAATATCAAAGATTTCAAAAAGTAGAAGAAAACGATGTCGTTTTAGACTTAGGCTGTTCTAAAGGATTTTTTTATTTTTTGAACAGGCATTTGAATATTAATTATATTGGGTTAGACGCTAGTATAGATTGCGTCAAAGATTTTTATGATTACCTGCAAGAAGATGATGATCCTTTTATAATTAATTCTTTTTTAAGTGATAAATTTCATGTCGAAAAATTTCAATCTATTTTTCATGATTTACCCGCTAAAGATGTGAACTCGTTAACTTTCAAGTCTTTAGTGAAAATTATAAATAAAAAAATAAATTTTTTAAAGTTCGATATAGAAGGTTATGAAAGACTTTTCCTAAAAGATGAGTATGATTTATTTAAACGCAGCGTAGATAAATTTGCGGGTGAGGTGCATTTCACGGAAACTTCAGCTTTAGGGCGAGCGGATGGATATGAAGTTCTAAATAAAATGAAAGAAGATGATGATATTGATTTTAAATTATATTCTGTAGATATGGTTGATATAACAGATTATTTTTGGAGCCACAAAGACTTTTATACAGAAATAATTATTAATGGGTTAATTAATTCAAAGATTTAAAAATCATTTCGTAATGATTACATTGTATTTCTATAGTGAAATTATGCATAGCGTTTTTTAAACAATTTTCAGGATTAATTTCCTTGCAACCTTTTCTTATTGCGAAATTAAATTGTTCGTAAGTCGAACATCTAAATCCAGTGTATCCTTGTTTAACTGTTTCGGTGAAGCCTCCGAAGTCTGTAGTTATAGTCGGAGTTCCTGAAAACTGAGCTTCTATCACGGTCCAATTACATGGTTCAATAAAAAAACTAGGCGCTAATAAAAATTTAGCTTCAGATAATAATTTCTTTCTTTTTTCAGGTTCTACAAAACCAAGCATCTTACAATATTTGGTATCTTTCAGTTCTAATATATTTGGCCCAGCAAAATATATTTCTTGGCCGATAGCGTTGCACATATCATACGCAGCTTGAGCCCCTTTTGGCTCTATCATTCTGCCCAAAAATAAAGCTACGTTTGATTTTTGTTTTTTAAATAAAAAGTCTTCTTTTTCAAATCCCGGGTATACTACAAATTCTGAATTAAATTTTACATTTGATTTTTGCGCTCCATGTAATTTATGCATCTGGGAGTAAGTTTCAAAAATCTTAATAGGGGCAAACATTGAATCATATCCTATGCTTGGTTCCACAACTATCGCTTTGCTGATAAATTTTTTTACGCATTCATGGTGAGCAAAACCAAACCAGCATAATATAAATTCATCTTCTGACTTTATTCTTTTATTTAATTCTCTTTCGCAATTTTTGTTAAATATTTTTACAGATTCTGTTTTTGTTTGCTGGTTGTAACCTTTCGTCTTCCAGCTACTTAAATCTGAGTAGCTTTTTTTTAATATTTCGTCGTTGGTTACGGTTATATGCTCTGTGCATGTCACTTTAGAGTTTTCGTGACCATAATGATATACAGTATGACCACGTTTAGTCATTTCTTTGCAAAATTTATAAACTTTTTGTGTAAATGCACATAGTGAGTTTTCTTTTCTCGTAGGAGAATAAGGAACACTTAGGCAGTGAAAAATCATACACATATAGTGTAACAAATACTACAATATGTCAACAAAAAAACGTAGGCAACCAAAAGGGACAATAAAAGAAGTTTTAGACGACAATGTGTTCAGACAAGTTAAATTACAAATTAAAAAATTTGATTTAACAGAAAAACAAAAAAGTTTAGTGGAGTTAGCTTTCCAGCATGATACAAAAATAATTTTTATTAACGGGGTAGCAGGTTCATCAAAAACGTTTTTATCAGTTTATTGCGCGTTACATTTACTGAACGCAAATCCAAAGTACGAAATAAAATACATCAGAACAATCGCAGAAGCAGGAGAAAGAGGTTTAGGCTCTTTGCCCGGAACTGTAGATGAAAAATTCAATCCATTCATGATGCCATTGTATGATAAGTTAGATGAATTACTTCCTGTTACTCAATCTAAGTATTTAGAAGATCAAGGGTATATCGAAGCGTTTCCTGTAAACTTCCTGAGAGGCGCTACATGGAACGATAAGGTGATTATAGCAGACGAGGCCCAAAACTACTCTACAAAGGAGCTTGTAACGCTTTTAACGCGTATAGGGGAGGGAACCAAGATGTTTATTTGTGGCGACTCAATGCAGTCAGACATTGGCATGAAATCTGGGTTTACTAAAATATACGATTTATTTAAAAGTAAAGAAAGTGAAGCGAAAGGTATTCATTGTTTTGAATTTGAAGAAACGGACATTGTTAGAAGTGAGATTTTAAAATATATAGTTAATGTATTTAAGAAATTAGATAAATAATCAAAAGTTGATATAATATATCAATGAGTAATATATTTTGTTCGCAATGTGGATCTAAACATTCTGTGGGTTCTAAGTTTTGTTCTGCGTGTGGCAGTCCTTTATCTAACTTTGCAGCACCTAGACAACAAAGTCAACATGTGGAAATTCATCATGATGAACCAAACTCTTTTAGTAGACCTAAGGGTTTATCTTATGAAATCCAAAACGGCGGAAACAATATTTTTAAAGGGGAAGATATTTTAAAATCTAACCCAGTTAGCGAACACGACAAATTGAATCGACCTGCAACTCAAGCTCAACAATTAACCCAAGAAGAATATCTAGCGGAGTCTTTAAAGGAATGTGCTCCTAGGGGTATGCAAGATATTGATGAAACCTAAAAAAAAGACTTTTGAAGAAATGTATGAAAAAATTGACGAAGTTATAAAAAAAAGAAAATCTAAATGGCGTTTAAAAGCTATTGCATGGTTCGATTTTGAAGATATTGAACAAATAATAAAATTACATATATATAAAAAATGGCATCTATGGGATCAGTCAAGACCTATAGAGCCTTGGGTTAACAGAATCGCTACAAACCAAATAAGAAATATAATTCGAAACAATTACACCTCGATTGCCAAACCTTGTTTGTCTTGCCCTTTTAATACTAGCAAAGGTATTGAAGTCGTATACGAGGATTCTTGTGGTTTCACTCCTAGCAAAGTTCAATGTAATGAATGCCCCTTATACGCTAAATGGGAGAAATTAAAAAAACCTGCTTATGATATAAAAATGACTGTAAGTTTGGAAAACCACCAAAATTATTACATGTCTTTTGAGTCTACAGTTGATTATGATTATGTAGGAGCGGAAAAGAAAATGCATGATTTAATGAGGGGCGTTTTAAACGATAAACAGTTTATGGTTTATAAATTGTTTTTCATGGATAATTTAAGCGACGATCAAGTTGCTAAAATATTAAATTTTAAAACCAACGAGCGTGGGAGAAAAGCGGGATATAAACAAATAAAAAATTTAAAAAAAATGTTGTATAACAAAGCGCAAAAATTATTGCGTGACAACGATTTATTTTCAGAGTGATCATGTTATCAGAAGATCAAAAATTATTTATTAATAAAAAAATAGAAGAAGGGCTAAGCGATTATATCGTCATAGCTAATTTAGTGCATAAAAAAGAAAATTTAACTGGCAGGTCAAAAGAAGCTAAAGAAGTTAGAGCTTTTTTAGTTGAAACAGGTTTTATCAAACCCAAGAAAAAGAAAGATAGATTTTCTCCAGTAAAAGAAGTTTTATCAGAGAACCAAAGAAATTTTATTGATCAAAATATTGAATCAGGCATGGGGCCAAAGCAAATAACAGAATTGTTGTTTAATAAGAAATTTCAAGGCATCGAAAATTTACAAATTCATATTACTGCAGAGTACAGGGCGGTTCATAAATACGTAAAAGAAAAATATCCTCAGTTTTTAAACGAGTCAGAATCTGGTGTGAATCAGAAATATTCTGTGCCTAGATCTTTAAAAACAGCTTTGAATAAAGTTAATAAATTGGTGGGTCAGAATTTAAATGAAGATAAATTATCTTTACAGCATCGAAAATGTTTAGAGAGACTTTTAATTTATCTGGGCAGTCCGCGTTTTGTCGGAAATTATGATTCTTACATGAGTGCGCAGGATAAAGACTTATTTGAAGCGGAATTTGTTCGAGCTGTTTGGGATAAGCCTGATTTAACAATTGATGAAATTAATTTGTACATAAATGTTTGCATGGATTACATCAACTTAAGGCAGATAGATATTAAGAAGAATAAGGTTAACGACATGTTCAACGAAACCCAAGAGCAAAATGATTTAACAATTCGTTTGACTGAAATTTTAAAAACTATCAGCGAAGAGTACAATCAGTGCGCTAGACGTATTGATCAGAGTATTCAAAAACTAAACGGTGAGAGAGCAAAGAGAGTCGAGCGGCACAATCAAAAAAACGCTTCTATTTTAAACCTCGTAGAACTTTTTCAAGACGAGAAAGAGCGAAGCATGATGATTCAAATTGCTGAAATGCAAAAACAAGCCGTCGAAGATGAAGCGGAAAAAATGGAAAACATGTCTTCTTGGAAAGCTCGTATCTTGGGTGTTTCTAAGGAGGATGCTATATGATAAAGTGCGCGATATGCGAAAATAAATTTTCTTCTGACAAATCATTTCACGCTCATTTAAAAAAGCATGGAATGTATCAAGCAGAATATTACTGCAAATACTATCCTAGATATTCTACTTACTATAAAAAACAAATTCCATTTACAAATAAAAAAGAATATTTCCAAAAAGAATTTATTGATTTAAATGAATTATTAATTTGGGAAAAAAATGCTGACACTGAATTAGTTAAAGCTAAATGTCTGGAATTACTTTCAAAAAGAATAGAAGAAAAAGAATATGAGTATGCGCCGTTTCACAATGAATTGAAGACTTTAGATTTACCTCCTGTAGAAGTATTTAAAAAACATTTTAAATCTTACAGTAAAGCTTGTGCAGCTATAGGTAAAGAACCTTTATTTAATAAACCTTTGCCATCAGATTTTTATTCAGATGTTCCTGATTTTGAAATTTTAATAGATACCAGAGAACAAGATCCATTGCCGTTTAAAAAATTTAGAAAAGAAAAATTATATGTAGGTGATTATTTAAATAGTCATGGAGAGTATACTTATACATATGTGGATAGAAAAAGTGAAGGTGATTTTTTAGGTACGTTAGCTTCTGGGGTTAGCCGGTTTGAAAGAGAAATACAAAAAGCAGTACAGCTAGAAAGTTATTTGTTTGTGGTGATAGAAACAACCATAAATAAAATAAAATCTAATCATAAAAAATTTAGAAGAAAAACAAGTTTAGAGTATGTGTTTCATAACATGCGGCATTTAAGTCACAAATATCCTAGAAATGTGCAATTTATTTTTACAGGTGATAGAAAAAAATCTTTAGATATTATTCCAAGGCTTATTCATTTGGGAGATCGTTTATGGAATGTAGATATACAATATTATTTAGATCATGAGCTGGGAAGTAGGTAATCAAATACCAAGAAAAAAAGAATTCATTAGTAATGAAGAGTTGTTAAAAAAGAAAGGTTTCTTAGAAGAGAAAGAAGCTAAGCTTTTGTTTTATCAATTTTTACGAAACAATACTACTTTTGCTACAGATCTAATAACAGGAGTTCAATTATTTCCGTTTCAGCATATGGCTATTAAAAGCATGTTGGAGACAGATTATTTTTTAGGTGTGTGGTCTCGCGGAATGAGTAAAAGTTATACAACTGGTATTTACGCTGTGCTTGATGCGATTTTAAATCAAGGTGTTGAAACAGGTATTCTTTCAAGGTCGTTCCGTCAGTCTAAAATGATATTTAAAAAGATTGAAGATATTGCCGCAAAACCAGAAGCTTATTTATTAAAACAATGTATCACTCATGTTTCAAAAAGTAATGACGAGTGGGTAATGGAAATAGGTAAAAGTAGAATTCGTGCTTTGCCTTTAGGTGATGGTGAAAAGCTACGTGGATTTCGTTTTCATCGTATTATTATTGATGAGTTCTTGCTTATGCCAGAACGTATTTATAATGAAGTTATAGTGCCGTTTTTATCTGTTGTTCAAAATCCCACACAAAGAGAAGAACTATATCAAGTGGAAAGTAGATTGATCGAGCAAGGTAAGCTTACTGAAGAGGATAGGTATCAGTGGCCCAACAATAAATTAATCGCTCTTTCATCTGCTTCTTTTAAATTTGAATATTTATACAAGTTATACGAACAGTATGAGAATTTGATTTTTAATCCCAAGAATGGCGAACGGACGCGACGCTGTGTTATGCAGTTTAGTTATGACTGCGCTCCTGTTCAGCTATACGATCAAAATCTTATTAATCAAGCAAAGGCAACAATGAGTGAGTCTCAGTTCATGAGGGAATTCGGAGCTCAATTCACTGATGATAGTTCTGGGTATTTCAAGATATCTAAGATGGCGTTATGTACTGTTCCTGACGGAGAATCACCTTCTGTAGAAGTCGTTGGGAAACCGGAAGACGAATATATTGTAGCGGTTGACCCCTCATGGTCTGAAACAGAATCTTCTGATGATTTTGCAATTCAAGTTTTAAAATTAAATCAAGAAAAACAAATTAGTACATTGGTGCATTCTTATGCTTTATCGGGCAGTTCTTTAAAAGACCATATTAAATACTTTTTATATATTTTAAAGAATTTTAATGTTATTGCCGTGTGTATGGATTACAACGGTGGTGTGCAATTTATGAACTCTTGTAATGAGAGTGAATTATTTAAAAGTGAAGGAATTAATTTAAAACAAATTGTTACTGAATTTGAAAAACCAGAAGACTATCCTCAAAACTTAACAATGGCCAAAAATGAATACAATAAATCAGATTATAAATACGTATTTTTGAGAAAGCCAACTTCTAGTTGGATTAGAACAGCTAACGAGTTGCTTCAGGCAAATTTTGATCACAGAAGAATATTTTTTGGCAGTAGGGCTATAGATAATAACTTTAGATCTCAAACAAAAAAGAAAATAGGTATTTTACAAATGAAGTTCTCAAATACTGCAGATTCGGATAAACAAAACGAAGAAGCAAAAATGATTGATTTTGTTGAACATTTAACAGATATGATTTTGTTAACAAAAACTGAATGCGCACTTATTCAAATAACAACAACAGCTCAAGGTACACAAAGTTTCGATTTGCCGCCGAATTTAAGAAGAAAGACTGGTCCAGATAAACCGAGAAAAGATAGTTATTCGGCTTTAGTATTAGGGAATTGGTTGGCGAAAATTTACTACGACATGAACAATACTGAAGTAGAAGAGGTTGCAGCGACTTTTACGCCGATGTTTATTAATTAAAATAAAAGTTAAAAAGTCACTTTGAAAGTAACTTTGTGTAATTATAATATAGATATGCCACGTAAATATACAAAAAGATCAAATTATTGGGATAAGTTTTCATCAGGAAACGAAAGTAACAATAGTTCTTTGGAAGACTTGATAAAAGATCAGTCTTCAGAACCTCAATTAGTGGGAGATCCATTTTACAATTTTGATAGTAAAGCTGCAGCTTATTCAAGAAACGGTGGCGCTTCTTCTACTAATTTAAGAAGAAATAGAACTTCTGTAGCTCCCAAAATGCACAGATACGCAAATATTCGAGAAGGTTTATTGCCTTTCGAAATGTCTATTAATGGGTATAACGTTAGAGATGCTATCGAGTTGTGTCAAAAAGCTTATGCAAATGTATCAATTTTTCGTAACGCTGTTGATATCATGTCTGAGTTTTCAAACGCTGAAATCACTTTAGAAGGTGGCAGTTCAAAAGCTCAAGATTTTTTCCACAAGTGGATGAAATACGTAAAAATGTGGAGAGTAAAAGATCAGTACTTCAGAGAGTACTATCGTAGTGGTAATATTTTCTTTTATAAGTTAAATGCCAAATTTGGATTAGATGATTTTCAATCTATTTTAAAATCTTATGCGAATGATGGTTCTTATGATAATACAGAAAAAATTTATAATTATCCAACACCTTATGATGTAAAAAATTCTATTCCTGTTCAATACACTTTGCTTAACCCTTTTTACGTTGTTGCTAATAGATCCACTTCTTGGAAGCAAGTTATTTATCAAAAAGTACTTTCTGAATATGAATTAGAGAGATTACAAAACCCTAAAAACGAGCATGATAAAATTATTTTTGAAAGTTTAGATTCAGAAGCTCAAGACAAAATTAAAAATGGCCAATGGTCGCAGGATGGTTTAAAAATACAACTTAATCCAACAGATGTCATTTATTCTTTTTATAAAAAGCAAGATTATGAGCCGTTTGCGGTTCCATTTGGTTTTGCTGTTTTGGATGATATTAATTTTAAGTTAGAAATGAAAAAGATAGATCAAGCGATCTGTCGTACAATTGAAAATGTTATTCTTCTTATAACTTTAGGAACTGAGCCTTCCAAGGGTGGTATCAATCACAAGAACATTTCTGCGATGCAATCTTTATTAGGTAATCAGTCAGTTGGCCGCGTACTAGTTGCAGATTATACAACCAAAGCGGATTTTATTATTCCTGATATGAATAAAGTATTAGGGTATGAAAAATATAAAATTGTCAACGAAGATATTAAAGAAGGGTTACAGAATATTTTAATTGGTTCTGAAAAGTTCGCTAATACTACAATTAAAGCTCAAGTATTTTTTGAAAGACTAAGAGAAGCTAGAAACGCATTCTTAAATGATTTCTTGCAGCCAGAAATGGAATTAATATTTAGAAATTTAGGTTTTAAAGGAAAATGTCCTATTGCTAAATTTGAAGAAGTGTCCATTAAAGATGAAACTCAGTTCAATAGAGTTGTTACAAGAATGATGGAACTTGGAATTCTGCCTCCAGAAGAAGGTATAAAAGTTATTGAAACAGGAATTTACCCTACCAACTCAGAGCTAGAAGCTGCCCAAGAAAAATTTGTCGAACAAAGAAAGAGGGGATTTTATAATCCTATTGTTGGTGGTGTACCAAGCGTAGCCCCTCCTATTCCCGGTGATGATTCAGTTGACGAGCCAAAACCAGATGTTAATCCAGTTAAAAATAGCGTTCCTAATGAAGTTGGCCGTCCAATTGGAACAACTAAAGCTAATGTTTATTCAAGAGAAGCTATAGCGGGGGTTTTTGATTTAACTAAAGAATTATATTCTAATGTACAAAATTTATTAAAACAAAAGTATAACAAGAAACGTTTAACAAAAGATCAAAAGAAATTAGCTGAAAGTGTTAGTGAGGCTATTATTATAGGTTCAGAAAGTGATAGCTGGAGCAACACTGCCGAAAACGTTTTAAAAGATCCTTCCACATTGGATAAGTTAGGTGTGATGAAAGCTGTGCAAGATCTGGCAGCAGAACATGATTTAAACACGTATGCAGCTGCTTTATTATATCACAGTAATAAAAAATAAGTGTAATAGTTACTATGTATAAGTACATAACGCGGTTCAATAATGTTGTTACTGCTTCAGTAAATTTTGATAATAATTTACTGTTGTCTCAAGCATCGTTAGAACCTATCAAAGGTTTAATACCTAAGTCAGTTAACTTAGAAAAGAATGTAGATTTAATTGGGGCAGCATTTAATGGTGCTGTTGTTAACGCTTTTAACAAAAATGGTGATGGGATTGACACTGATACCGCTATTGAATTTAAAAATTATTTTACGCATAAACCTACTAACATAGAACATAAAAAACAAAAAGTAGTAGGTCACATTGTTAATTCAGCTTTTTCTTCTTTTGGGGAAAATAACATTTTAACAGATGAAGATGTCAAGGGATCTTTAGATCCTTTTAATATTGCTTTAGCTGCTGTTGTTTATAAAACTGTAGATAAAGATTTTGCTGAAGCACTTTTAGAATCTAATGATCCTGATTCAAACTTGTATCAAAAAATAAGCGCAAGCTGGGAGATAGGATTCAATGATTATAATATCGCTTTGGGTAGTGATAAGCTTAACGAAGCTGAAATCATTACTAAAAAAGAACAAATAAATGAATTTAAAAAATATCTGCGAGGTTTTGATGGTACTGGGTTCACAGATGATGGAACGCCAGTTTATCGCCTTGTAACTGGAAGAATTTATCCGTTAGGTATCGGTTTTACAACCAACCCTGCGGCAAACGTAAATGGCGTAATTGTTGGAGATGGAACTCAAGATGTAATGGATAAAAACGATGCGAGTGATACAGAGGTGGATAATAATACACCTGAAGTATTAAAAATTCGCGAAAATTTTTCACAAAATAAAAAACAACCTGTAAATATAACCAAAACTAATATTATGGATTTAGAACAGATATTATCAGATTTAAAGACCGTCCTTGCTGAAAAGCAGACGAAAGAATCATTCAGCGAAGAGGCAGTTGCGAACATCTCTGCAAAAATCGCTGAAAGCATTAAGGAAAAGAGCGAAGAAATTCAATCTAAAATCGCTTCAGCTGAAGAAGCTAAGGCAACTGCTGTTGCTGAAGCTGAAGACTTAAAAAAGAGTTTAGCAGAAAATGGCGAAAAATTAGATAGTGCTCTTTCTAAAATTAACGAGTTAGAATCTATTCTTTCTGCGCAAGCTGCACAGGAATTATTTAATTCCAGAATGGGCATCTTAGACACAGAATACGATTTTGATGACGCTGACCGTAAGTTGTTAGCTGAAGAATTAAACACTTTAGATAGCTCAGAAGAAGCTTTTGCTTCTTACCAAGAAAAACTGACTGTGATTTATCGTCACAAGAGCAAAGCATTCAAGGATGAGCAAGAAAAGATTTTCCAAGAAAGATTAGAAGCTGAATTAGCTAAGAGAATTCAGAATACTGAAGAAGTTGAAGTTGCTGAAGCATCTGCAGAAGCAACCGAAGCTCCTGAACCTGAAGTCGAAGTTGAGACTGCATTAGCAAATGCTCAGACTGAAGAAGCTTCTTTACCTGCTCAGAATATCGAGCCTACTGAAGAGAAGGTTTCTTGGAAGGACAAGTTAAGTAAGGCTTTTTCAAAAGAAAATATAACAATTAACTTTTAAAAGTTATGGCATTAAGATTATATCCATTCAGACAGTACAGCGAGCAAGACGTAGTTAACTTGTTTGCAAGCGACACTGCTGATACATCTCCATCTACAAATGGTAATGGTTCAGCTGGTGTATTCGTAAAAGTTTCAGCCGGTAACTTGGACAATGATCCAATTACTTATGCTACTAACGGTTACTTAGGTAAGACTGATTACCCTTTTGTTGGCGCTGCTCAGTATCCCTCAGTACCTTTAACTTTCACAGCGGCTACCAATGACGCTCCGGTTCTTGGTATTACGTTAAATCAAACCATCTTAGAGGATGAAAACGGAGAAAAGCTCCTCTACAATCCTGTTAAAGCTGCAGAATTACAAGCCGTTTTAAGCGGTCAAGCAGTTCCTGTTGCAACTCGCGGTCTCTTCACTTTAGATGACGCGGCCATTGATTGGGTTGACGCCAACATGGTTCCTAATTCTCACTTAGTTATTTCTGCTACCGCAGGTAAGGTTTCTGGTGTTCTTTCTAGCGCCACTCCTACAGCTGCTGTTGGCAGAATTTTAGCTACCGGTTCACGTTCTTCTCAGAATGGTGAAAGTGATCAGTTCGCTGGTACGGGCACTGGTAAATATGCCTTGGTCCAGATTGATTGTGTTACAACTAACATCGTCTAACCCTTAGAAATTTAATAATATGAAGATAGTTTTAAAGAGAACAGACGAACAGGTTGAGTTAATCAAAGCTTTGGCATCTAAAAACCGTGAAGTAGCCTTTGACGCGCAAGTCGCCTTGGCTGAATTCATTGGTCCAGTTTTAGCTGAAGTTATTAATAATGCTCCAACTGTTTCTAACTTATTCACAAGTTTACAATTCAACGCTGAAGACAATCCTTCAATTCCTCTCGACTTATACTATGATGTTTTAGATGAAGATTACATCAAGGTTTACAGTCAGTCCGTTGCTGGTGGTCTTCCTCAGAATATCGTTCAGCCTACTGCTTCTGAACTCAAAATCGCAACCTATCGTTTAGATAGCGCTGTTGCTTTTGACAAGAAGTATGCTTCCAAGAGTCGTCTTGATGTTGTTAGCAAGTCTTTCACTCGCGTAGCTCAAGAAGTTATGTTAAAGCAAGAAAGAACTTCTGCTAACCTTCTTATGACTGCTTTAGCAACCGCTTCAACAGGAAATAGTGCAACAGCTGCTGATAATTATCACGTTTTCCGCTCTGCTGCTGCTGGTCGTTTTGTCTTGAGTGACTTCAACAAGTTATTCACTAAGATCAAGAGAAACAACGCTTCTTTTGTTGGCGGCACTCCTTCTGGAGCTCGTAGAGGTTTAACAGATCTCATCGTTTCCCCTGAAATCGTTGAAGAGCTTCGTGGAATGGCTTACAATCCTATTTCAACTAAAGGTCCAGATTTAACTTCTGCTCCTGCAGCTGGTGATGGAGCTGGTATTGCTGCTCCTGATTCTGTTCGTAGTCAGATGTTCAATCAGTCTGGTTTACCTGAGTTCTTTGGTGTTTCCATTATGGAAATCTTAGAACTTGGCGTTGGTAAGAAGTTTGATACAATCTTCAGAGCTGTAGATGGCAACACTGCTTACGCTGATAACTACGCTGTTAATGCTAACAGTGGTACAGCGCGAGCAATTCAAGCAACAGAGCAAGTCGTTGTTGGTCTTGACAGATCTCGCGATTCTCTTATTCGTGCTGTTGCAGTTGACGCTGATTCAGGTTCTGAATTCAACTTACAAGCTGACGATCAGTACACTCTTCGTCAGAACAAGATTGGTTACTTCGGTGCTCTTGAAGAAGGCCGTATGGTCCTCGACAGTCGCGCACTCGTTGGTCTTATCGTTTAATATCAATCAGATCCACTCAGAGGGTGCTACTCATAAGGGTAGCACCCTTTTTTATTGAATTTTAAAATTTTATTTTATTATATATATATGGCCAAAAAATCTACCAAAAATAAGAAGTCTGAATTAGATAACTTAAACTTTGCTGACGGTAAAGTTCATGAAGATCCTGACATCACAAAAGTTAGGGAAATGGAAAAAGCTTTAGGAATTGAAAAGGCAAACCCCTTTGGCACAACAAGTTTAGAAATCTTTAAAGAAAAGCTGAAAGAAATGACTAATGTTGATTTGCAACATATGTGTGAAAAGATCGGCATTTTTGCTAGCGGTTCTAGGCAAGATATCAAAGATAAACTATTAAGAGAATTTAGGTCTACTAACAAGGGTACTATTGGAATGATGACCGAAAACCCTTCTGTTCATTTAGACCCTAATAATCCAGAGCATCAAAAAGCTTTAAAAATACTTGGAGAAATTTAGTTATTCTTCTTTTTTTATTGTATTAAGTGTAAAGTAAGATGTGGCAACGCAACTTACTGTAATTCGTGGCGACAGGCTTGAGACTCAGACTATAAATTTATCTTCTTCTGTTGATGATTTTACGGGTCTTGTTTGCACTGGTGAACTTCGCGCTCATCCCGATGGAGATTTAATTTATCAATTTGTTCCTACTGTTGAATACGCTGCTCCACAGAGTGGAGCCGTATATTTTTCAATTCCCGGGGATGAAACTAAAAGCTTTCCTCCTTTAAATTTATACGGAGATATTCATTTTACTACAGAAGGAGGTACCGCTAGTGGAGTATATAATAGAACTCTTTTTGAGTTTAGGCTAAACGTCAAAGCTGATGTTACTCAGTTATAAGGAATAATTTATGGGAGAAATTAACGTAAATTTATCTTCAGGTGATCCAATAGATGTTAATTTGGCCTCCCAAGTTAGTACTGGTGCCACTGCTCAAACCATTGCAAGAGGTCCAGCGGGTTCTTCGGGTAGTAGCGGTACTTCAGGTATTAGTGGTACTTCTGGTACTTCAGGGACTAGCGGCACATCAGGAACAAGTGGCACTTCTGGTACTTCTGGAACATCAGGCACTAGCGGCACTTCTGGGACATCAGGCACTAGCGGCACCTCAGGAGCTTTAGGTCCACAAGGTGATACAGGTGCTACTGGACCAGCTGGTACATCAGGGACAAGTGGTACATCAGGGACAAGTGGTACATCAGGGACAAGTGGCACCTCAGGTTTAGATGGTAATTACGGTGGAATTTCGATTAAATACAATTTTTCTACCAATACTTTAGACACTGACCCGGGAGCAGGAGATTTTAAATTCAATTCTTCTACTCAATCTTTAGCTTCTAGGATTAACATAAATTCTGAAAGTTTAGAAGGTGCAGATCTTAGCGCTTTTTTAAGAGCTATTGATGATTCAAATAGCGGAGTTAGTGGTCATGTAAAAATATCTAAAATATTTGATCCAGAAAAGTTTATCATTTTTAGCTTAACAACATCTACTGAGTTTTCTGGATATTTTAAAATTTTAGTAACAAGAATTTCAAGCTCAGAAACTAATCCTTTTGTAAATGGTGATGATTGCATATTGAGTTTTTCTAGAACTGGTGATTCAGGATCAAGTGGAACTTCTGGAACCAGCGGAACTTCTGGAACCAGCGGAACTTCTGGAACCAGCGGAACTTCTGGAACCAGCGGTACATCAGGTACTTCTGGCACATCAGGGACTAGTGGGACTAGTGGTACATCAGGCACCAGCGGAACTTCAGGAACCTCTGGTACTAGCG